CAACCGAGTAGAAAATCTTGAATGGTGTACTGCCAAAGAAAACACAAGGCATGCGCATAATACTGGGCTCGTCTCAAAAGAGAGTTTTGTTAAAGGCTCATTGAAGCAAAGAAAACAATCGAACGAATATAAAAAGTTAGAATCAGTATCAAAAAACTGTCGAAGATACTTTAATAATGATCAAGTTAGATATATTAGATCAGAATGCCTTAATAGAACATTCAAAGATGTAGCAAGAGAAATGGACGTAAACCCACAAACAATATCTGACTGCTTCCATAGGGTAAAATATAGAGAAATTGAATGAAGTAAAAAAAAATCTCGCACAGATCGCAGCACTTCATGACAAGACTAGATTTAAATTCCTGTTATGTGCGCGGCGATCTGGGAAAACATTCCTAATCAAAGAAGAAATATGTAGAAAAATTGCAACGGCTCCTCCATTCGGGGAGGTTGTCTACCTTGCGCCTTCGCATGCTCAAGCGAAGGAAATAATTTGGGATGAACTTGAATACCGGCTATATCAACTCGGTTGGCAGTATCAAGCCTTTCCATCTAAGAACAGATTTGAGCTTTCAAGGAAAAGAAAAATAATAATTCTTGGAGCCGAGAAGATATCAAGGCTTAGAGGGCATAAGCTATGGCACGCATGCCTTGATGAGATTGCTTTTTTCGGTACTTCATTAAAGCAAGTGTGGGAAGTCGTTAGACCAGCGCTTTCTGACTATCGAGGTGGATCAACGCTTTCAACAACACCCAACGGCAAAGGAACAGACGCACATGAATTTTATGAGAGTATTTTGGGAAAAAGCGACTGGGCGTATCACCATTGGAATACACATGCTAATCCATACGTGTCGAGGATCGAGATTGAAGATGCAAAGCGTGAGCTTGATGAAAAGTCTTTTCTCCAGGAATACGAAGCCGAATGGGTAAGCCAAGGCAGCATGTGTTATTACAACTTTGATGAAAAGATACACGTTGAAAAACAGCCTCCATTTGATTTTTCACTGCCAATTCACTTTGTTATGGATTTTAATATCGTACCGTGCAGCTTACTTATCAGCCAGTTTGAAGCTGGAAAAATGAGATACAAGAAAGAATATTCATTTGCAAATGTATCTACTGAGCAAGTAACCGAGATGTTTTGTGAAGACTTTAAATCACAAAAAGCTAATATAAATATCGTAATTCGGGGTGATGCAAGTGGCAGAAATAGAACTTCTCAAACCGGCAGATCCGATTATGATTATATCTGCGAGATACTTACATCATATGGATTTCGCTGGGAAAAGCAGGTTCTATCGCATAATCCACCGATTGTTGATAGAATAAGAAAAGCTACTTCATGGCTCATGAATTTTAATAAAGTGCCGAGAATATCAATTGATCCTTGTTGCAAAGCACTGATTAAAGATTTATCATCGCAGGAACTCAAAGGTGGTAGATTTCCAGATGATGCTGGCGGCAAGATCGGGCATTCTTCCGACGCGATGGGTTATGATATTTACTACCAAGATAGACTAGCAAACATAACGCCGGTGGCGTCAAGAATACTTTAAATCAAAGGATTGATTTATGAGTTTAATGAAGGCGCTACCGAGCCTTATCCGTGATATTAAAGAAAACAGCGCGCATAGAGAACACAATTCAAAGCTATTCGACATATACGAAGGTGAGCTTTTAAAGTACGTTGAGGCTGATCTTGCCAAGCAGTTAAGCCAGCAATCATTTGCCACCATTCAGCACAGAATAGCTCCCATCAACGTTTTAAAGAAGATCATAGACAAGTTATCCACAATTTATCAACAGCCAGTCACCAGGACCGTAGTCGACGGCACTGATCTTGATTCAAGCATACTATCGGCTTACGAGCTTGAGTTTGACATGAACCAGGTTATGAATGTCACTAATGAGTTCTTTAATTTGTTCAAGAATACGCTCATTCAGCCTTACCTAGATCGCAACAATCAGCCAAGGCTTAGGGCGGTACCTTCTAACAGCTTTCAGGTATTTAGCTATGATATTGTTGAGCCTACTCGTCCAACTGGCGTTGTGGTGTTTCTAGGAAACGATATTGACGGCAAGCAGCTCTATTCGATTTACACCGATGATGAAATACTCATAGTGAATGAAGAGGGAGTAGTAAAGCGTGACATTATGGCTCAATATGAGCTTGATGGAAGCAATCCATTCGGCAGAATCCCGTTCACTTACGTTAACCGCTCAATGAACCTTCTGACTCCTAAGCCTGATATATCACTTCTAAAAATGACTACGCTCACAAGCATTCTACTCTCTGATATGAACCTAATTGCCATGTTCAGCGCATTCAGCATCTTGTTCGGGATAAATGTCAAAGATGAGGGACTAACTTTTGCGCCTAATGCTTTCTGGAATTTCTCGCAAATCGATCCTGACGCCAAGCCAGAGATTGGCACGCTCAAAAATGAGGGTGACATTGCGGCAATGATTGACCTGATAAAGTTTGAAGTCGATCTATGGCTTAACTCGATTGGCCTTAAATCATCATCCATATCAGGGCTTGATACAAATAACATTTCCGGCATTTCAAAGATGCTTGATGAGATTGATACGAGTGAAGATAGGAAGCGGCAAGTTGGCTTTTTCAAAAAGGCTGAGGCTGATCTGTGGGACTTAATCCTTAATCACCTTCATCCAAGGTGGATTCAAAAGCAGGGCTTTCCTATTCGAGGCCTATTTACTCCAAGCGCATATGTGAACACCGACTTTTCAGAGCAGATACCGATGGTGTCTCGTGGTGATGTTGTTGAGGATCTTGAAAAGGAAATGAACGCCGGATTTATCAGCAAGCGCAGAGCAATAAAGCGGCTTAATCCTCAGATGACTGAAGATGAGATAGATGAGTTAATTGCTGAGATTGATCAGCAAAACATGATTATTGTGGAAGATATTGATGCCGACGATCAAGAAGCATAGCGACACCAAGCCAAGGTTCTTTGAAGTCGATCTCTCGGATGTTCCAGAGCTTGATCGTGCTGATCTTGAGATACTTGGCGAGGAAATCATTGATTTCATCATTGAGCGAACACTGAGCGGCAAAGATGTAGAAGGAAAAAGATTTATTGCATATGCCAAAGGTAAAAAAGGACAGACAAGTTACGCAGAGCGTGAAGGTAAGGACAATCCACCTGATTTGAACCTTACTAGCGACATGCTTGATAGTCTTGAAGTTATAAAGGTACTTCCAAGAGCTAAGAGAGTACAGATTGGATACAACACTGGATATGATGGTCTTGGCAAAGTTGAGGGAAATATCAAAGGGACTTATGGAAAGAAAAACCCTGAAACTAAAAGGCCAAGGGATTTTTTAGGTATAAGGGAAAGCGACCTACATCGGCTATTAAGGGATGGCGCATGGCTTTAAAACTCGACATTAAAACCCAAATGACGCGATTTACCAAGCGGCTTCAAGGTATTGTCGAGAATGCTTCGAGTAAAGAAGTGATGAAAGAAGTTGGCGATCAGGCGGTAAGGCTAGTACAACAGCAGGCCAAGCTTGGAAACGACTACATCACAGGCGGCAAGTTCAAGGAATTAACTTCTGATGAATACATTGAAAAGCGTAAAGCATACAGCGAATATTTACATCCAAGGACAAGGCCAAGAAAGTCGAATGTTACGGCCACTGGCCAGTTGATAGATAGTATTGAAGTTTCAAAGATAATGCCTAGATCAGTTGAGCTTGAATGTGTAGGAACCAGGGAAAAGTCACCATTTGGCGGCGCAAAAACTAACGCTGAAGTGGGTTATTGGGTTGAATACAATGGTAGACACTTTCTAGGACTAAGTGATAAAAGTAGAGAAAAGATTCGCAAATTTTATGATAGGATTGTGAAAACAATTCTAAGACGGCAACGATAACCAAATCTCAGGAAAGGACATGGAATGTCTAAAGAGCAAGTCAACGGAGTTGGCACACCTGACGTTAGAAACGAAGGGTTAGAAGATGATGCAAACACTACGGAACAACCTAGCGGACCTTCTATCGAGACTTATAGGCGCACTGTTGGTGAGGCGAAAAAAGAGCGAGCGAAACGCCGTGAGCTTGAGCAGCGTCTTGCTGAAATTGAAGCCGAACGGTCTGCCGAAGAGGAAGCAAAACTTGCTGAGCAAGGCAAATACAAAGAGCTTTTGGAAGCGGAGAAGGCGAAGTTTCTTGAATTGCAATCGAAGTATGAAAATACCGAGAAAACAATCAACAATTCTTTTAAATTCAACGCTCTTAAAAAAGCTTTAGGCGCTGATATCGACTACAAGTGGGCTGATTACCTTGACGCCAAGGGTATTTATGATCAGATTGAGCTTGACGAAAATAGACGCCCCGATGAAATGAGCCTGGCAAAAGCAAGTGAGTATATCCGCAAAGAGTATCCAGAGTTGATTGCAAAACCAATGACTAAAGGTGACCTTCCAAATCAGTCACCACAGGCAGGTGAGACTTTAAGTTATGAGAAATGGCTTGAACTTCCACCAGATCAAATGAAAAAACGAATTAAAGAAATAGTTAAGGAGCAATAACATGGCAGTTACAACTTTGGCAGAAGTCACAAACCAAGTGCAATCGTTCTGGGCACCAATTTTTACCAAAGAACTTAGACAAAAAAACATCCTAATCAACTTGCTTGATAAATCCTACAGCGGAGTAATTTCAAGCGGCGGCGGCAATGTTGTGCGCGTTTCTCAAATCAATGCGCCTGAAGGCCAACTATTAACAGTTGGAACTGATGCAGATACATTTGATAGCGAAGCACTTTCGACTTCTTACGTCGATATTACGGCTAACAAAAGAGCGGTTGC